AGTCGATGATAGCAAGTTCTCCATCGTATTCAGCAATGCAGTCCACTGTGCCTGCAATCCCTAACTGTTTACTATAAAGAGAACTTTCAAGTGCTCGGATATTATTTATCTTATTGAGTTCTGGTTTGGCAATCTTAAATAGAAAATCAGAAAGTGGTTGAACTGTAGGAAGTTCTTCATTCTTTAGATAATGTTCCGTAAGCGTATGCATATCAGTTCCACGACTTGTTGCCGCTTTTGTGATACGATCTGCTTTTTCATTGCCAACTTTCTTTCGCCATTTTACGAAGATCTCTTTGTTAAAGTGACTAGTGACAGATGTAATAGAAACAAACCTCATGAGTTTGTTCTCATGAGGTACTTTGTAATATCTTACACCGTCAATAGTTTCTCGATCAAGTTGAGGTAAATCAGTTTCAATAAAATTAAAAGTCACAAGCCAGAATCCTGTTTTGCAATAAGATATTCTTTGACAAGTCCAGAGCGAACAATGTCTTCAATTCCAAACTCAATCATGCTGAATGATTCCATCTTGCGAAGGATGTTCATAAAGTCAATGATCCCATTCCTTTCGTTGGTTTTAATCAGATCAGTTTGAGTAGCATCACCACAGAAAATGATCCGACTATTTTCACCAACACGAGTCATTATACTATCAAGTTCATGAAAGTTCAAGTTTTGAAACTCGTCTACAATAATGACAGCATTATCAAGTGTAGTTCCACGAAGGAATGAAGTAGACCAGAACTTAATCGTCTCTTGAGTCTTCAGATTTCCATAGAGCATTTCAAAGTCTGCATCTGATGGCATTTCAAACATATACTTTACCATGTTCTTATAAGGAATCTGATAAAGTGCTGCCTTATCGTCGTGGTCTCCAGGTAAGAAACCAATCTCACGAGTTGCTACAAGAGATCGGACAATGTAAACCTTCTCATATTCAGAGTTTTCATCTAAGACATCTCGAAGTGCATTATAGAGCGCAATGAATGTTTTACCAGTTCCTGCTGCTCCATAAGCGATCATTTGCTTACCTTCATCATAACTTTCAAAAAAAGTTTTTTGATTTACAGTAAGCGGGTCAATGTCAATCAGTAGTTCAGTATTGATAGGTTTCCTGCGTTTCATTTGTTTAGCAGTTAATCCAACTCCAATAGGTTGATCAGACTTTCTTTTTCTTGCCATACTAGAATGGTTTTACTCGTGATCCAGGTGCTTTTGATGCCTTTTTAAGGACTTCATTCCACCCTGGGTTTTTATTGATAAGTTTATCAGTCCACTCTCCTACCTCTCCACAACCTGGAGCTGTAGAAGGATCGGACCAATCTCTATCCCAATCGGGATTATCATTTTTCCACTGATCCCAGTCATGAACACTCATGCTCACTTCTTTCTGTTCTCCAGTTTTTTTATTCACTACGGGATATGTTGCCATGTCAAAACATTCCAAGGTTGTTTTATTTAGTGCCAGTCAAGTGCTCGACCAACAGTGGGGAACTGTCCACAGAAGATTGCCTTAGCAGCATCTGCGATCAGCATGTGCTCCAGTTGCGTACCGTGTCCAGAGCGAAGATCGATGTAGTGAATCCAAGAACGCACAGAACCCGTCATATAGAGGCGTGTAGGGGTCGCTAAGGGCAGTACAAAGCGAGCACACTCCTTTGCCACACCCAACTCCAACATCTGCTTGTAGAGCGCCATAGAGGAGTCAAAGAGAGTCTTTGTTTGACGCTCTAACTTATCAATGACTTCAGGGTCAAGATCATCAGTAGAGTTCTGACGGTTCTTGGTATCTTGACGGCGGAACTTGGGAATAGGAATCTCATTGCCAAGCAGAGAAGAATCTGCATAGCGTTGAGAAAATTCTTGATATGTAAATGAACGGTGACGCAAAATCTGAGCTGCGATACCGCGAGTAGTATTAATCTCAAGAGTCATGAATGCCTGCTCAAAGATAGACCAGTGTTGATTCTTGATGCAGTACTTGATCAATCCCTCAAAACTATCATTCTCTTGATTGTTAGGATTACTTACACGAGCACAATATGCGATGTGCTTTTCTGCTTCAGGAGTAACAGAGATTAAAGAAACTTTGCTCATACTTTAGTCGGGGTAACCATCATCATCGTTAAAAATTTCATCATAATCAGTCATTGGAAGACTATGATATTCATCTTTTGGAGCACTATATGCACTCACATCAGAGTATACCTCAGATTCCAACTCGCTGACAAGTGCTTTGAGTCCCATAACAAGACTCTTGAGTTTGTCCTTATCCATAAGAGTAATCTGGTTTAGATTTAATTATAACACAAAAAAAGAGGGGATCAACCCCTCCTGTTGTAGATTGGTTCAATAGATAATATCTGTTCAAACCAGTCTCTTAAATGTATTCGATAACAAGACCAATACTTGCATCCTCTATATGTTAGATGATAGCAAGCTGGTGGTCTGGTATCTTTATCCATGTCATCATGATGATAGACATAGTTTTGATTCATTACCTCACCTCTTTGCTACACAGTGACCTGCAGCGCAAAGTTGAGCTTCATGTAGTTTTTGTTCTTTGACTTGCTTTGCCTTAATGACAGAGAGCCAATTTTGGTTTGCTACTTTCTTCATACCGACACCTTCTTTTGATAGGTGCCACCACGATACTTCATGGTTACTACATGCTCTTCGTGCTTTTCTGATGCATTAACATCATACTTGATACCACGATAAGCGGTGTTAGTGTTATAGAGATTGAGAAGTTGCATTGTTTTACTCCTAAAGAAACGAACTTAACTTTAAAAAAAGTGGTTCCCGTTCCTTCAGTCGTGTGCGTCCCATTTGCAATGAGGTGTTGCGTCCTTTAAGGTCTCAACAATCTCGGTCTGAATATTTTTACTCACCATATCGTTTGCTTTGATACGACTGATCATATCAGTAGTATCTTGGCAGGTGATAGAAGCATAGAGTAAAATATCGAACATGGGATGAACGCTCCGTTCCGCGACTTACTTGCGTCCCTTTTGGGGATGAACGATGGATCTAGTATAGACCCTCATATGGTATATAGTCAAGTGTATTTGTATAATATGTTACAAGTTTACACAAATAAACCCATATCACTCATGTACTGCAGAGTCTCTTTCATACTTCCGATGTGTTTGTTACCAATAGCACATTGTGGATAGGTTGCTTCCTCTCCAAACTCCATACGAAACTGTCTTTCGCTAAAGTCACAGTCTACCAGGTATTCATGAAACTCTCCATCAAGAGATTTGAGGAGCATACTCATACGCTCACACTCTTGACTTCCATTAGAATAGATTACTGCTGTCAGTTTATTATCCATGTGCCAGGTCGTACAACTCATCTAGGATTTCTTTCAGTTCATCACAATAATTGGTATTCATATGTTGTAATGCTCTATGCTGTTCTCTACGAACAATCTCTTCAACTTCTCTCCACTGTACTTCAGTCACGCTGCCTCCAATCATCGGGTTTATCTTGATTAAACCAATCTACAATCTCATCAGCACTACCAAATCCAGTGCGATGATTTGATGGATCAGGATCACCTAATCCCATCTTATTCATGAAGTCGTCCATGCTACCTTCCACCATATCAGGATTCGCAGCACGACCTCTTGCTCTTTTAAGCATTTCACGGGCAGTGGTATTTGCTTTACCCAACTTCTCTGCCCAAATCATATCTTCAAGTTTAACCTCTTCTCCATTCGCAATACACTTACAAATAAACTCTAATCGTAGCCTGTATTGAGTTGAAAGCATTTTTATTCTTCTGAAAGATAGTGCTCTAGTTGATTAATCCTAGTAAACTCTTGATATGCAGCCTCAGAGCGAGCATTCAGTATACTACGAATATCATCTAAAATAATACCAGGATCAACATAGTCGTCAAGGTATTTGTCAATCGCTTCCTTTAAGTAACGATGCCTATGCCACTCTGGCGAATACGGTTTATACATGATAATGAGATTACATACTCAAATCATAATACTATTTACCTAAGATGTCAACGCTCAATGTAACTGAGTGTGTGATCTGAGGCACAAAGTTGATGAATGATCATATCACAACCAATCTTTGGATTGCAATCACCACAAGTATAAATGTCTACTGCTGCCTTTCCTTCCTCTGGCCAAGTATGAATACTAATATGACTTTCAGAAAGCAGACAGAGTACAGTGACTCCTTGTGGTTCAAACTTTTTTGAAATGGTTTGTACTACTGTGGCACCACTAGAAATGGCAGCACTTTCTAATAGATCAATGAGTCTACGCTCATCATCTAAAAGAACAAATGAGCAACCATAAAGGTTTAAAAGATAATGCTTACCCATCTTCGTCAGGTTCTTTTAATAAGTTAGTTACAATTTTTTCAGTCCCATTCATTTGAAGAAGATCATAGTAGTTTGATTTCATATACTTCTTGATCTTCTTGTATTTTTTCGTTAGCTCAGCAACCGCATCAAGATCGATTTCAATCTTTGCATCCTTTCCTGTTCGGTTCTCTTTTCCTGCTCCGCCAAATCCAGCACTCATTGACCCTTTCCTCTCTTTTTGGATTTGGTGGATGCTCCCCAGAGTTTTGGATTTACTCTACCCTCACTCTGATACATTGTTACAAAGTCACTGCGATACTTATCCCAGTAGTGATCAAAGATATCTGCTTGTTTATTTGCAAGAGCAATGTCGAAATATACCTTACCATCCTCTTTGTATTTTACTACAAAAGCCGTGTAAGGTAAATCCCTTTGATTTGCTACTTCTAGATCACATTTTTCATGAAGTACTTTTACTTTCAACTCCGTCCACCCCACTTAATATCTGGATATGCACTCTGAACAATATCAAGAGAAACTTTATACTTTTCTTCCAGACGCTTATCTTTAGTGAGAATAATGATCTCTGCTTCTTTTGGATGAAGTCCTCTCAGAAGATTAATAAACATCATCTCACGGCGGATTGTATTCAGTCCACCGTTTCCTCCTTGAATGAAGTTATACAGCATT